CTGCTACTCCTGTTACACCTTGGATACCTTGAGTACCATTAGAGCCTGTAGCTCCTTGGAGTCCTGTGGCACCATTAGAACCTGCAGTACCAGACCCTGTAAATCCCTGGGCACCTGTGAGTCCTCTGAATCCAGTTACACCCTGAGTACCTGATAGTCCTGTAGTACCTTGAGATCCGTTGGTACCAGCAAGTCCAGTAAAACCTCTTAAACCTGTGATTCCTTGTATACCAACAGTACCTTGTGCTCCAGTACTACCCTGAGTTCCGTTAGAACCAGATAAGCCAGTAGCTCCTTGAGTACCAGCTGTACCTGATAGGCCCGTTACACCGCGTAATCCAGTTACTCCTTGTAAACCAACTGCACCAGTGAGCCCCTGAGCTCCTGCTAAACCTGTGGCACCGTTAATACCAGCTAGACCAGTGATCCCCTGAGCTCCTGTAGCGCCTACGTCTCCGCCTACTCCTTGGGATCCTGTGGCTCCTATAGCTCCAGTGACACCTTTAAATCCAGTAGCACCCTGTGACCCTGTGATACCTTGCACTCCAGTGAGGCCTTGAGTACCTATAGCTCCGGTGATACCCTGTATACCGTTACTGCCTGTGATCCCCTGGAAACCTTCTGGTCCCCCGGGTAGTCCGGTCTCACCTATTGGGCCTACGGGACCTACTGCACCAGTGTCACCTTGGATACCTTGATAAATATTTGGCTGTCCTGCGACTCCAGTGATACCGAAATCCAGTACACTATCGCGTATCTCTACGATGATATCTGGGTTTAGCTTCTCGATAGTAATGTCTTCGGCATCAAAACATGTAAATTCTATACCGTAGTTTTGTCCGTGCTGTGCTCCTAGTATAGTGGGGTCGAATGTATATGAGATCGTATCGTTATAGCCTGTGTACCCTAGGACTGCTCCAGTAGCATGATCGCCACCTACCTGGATGTAAGGGTCATTGAGGCCTGTAGGAGCTAGGACAGTGTATACATGACCTACGAGACCAGTGATCCCACGTAGATCGGTCTGGATACGTCCTTCTACGGTCTCGTTAGCTTTACAGGTTACTACTGGCAAGTAGTCTTTAGTACTCTTGCCATAGATGTTATGCCGGAGCTCTTGTTTGATAGCCATTATTCGACCTCAGCTTTTATATTTATTACAATATCTGCAACACATTTTACTGCGAATATACCTGTATGACCTGCCGTGAGCTTTAGAGCGTATATCTCGGAGTCTATAACTCCAGTAGGAGCATTGATTAAACTGGTATCTACAGTGAACGAACACTCTTTGTTCACACCAGTGAGACCTGCTGCAGCTCCAGTAAACCAATTAGAGCCTGTCTGCACGTATGGGTTCGCTCCTGTAGGTGAGTCTGTACGATAGAGACTCCCCGAGAACACATCCATAGAACCTGGGTAAGTGACTGTACCATGTACTGTTTCACCAGGTTTGCACTGTACCTCACACGGCTCCGACGTAGTAGTCTTGCCATAGATGCTGTATTTGATCGATTTATTTAAATTCACAGTACTTCTCCAAGCTTTAAACGTGCATACCAGTTGCTCACTCCACGCATTTCTTCACCAGAGATCTCTAATAACTTAGCTGATATAGGATACCCAGTCGATCTGTTTACGCCCCAAGGCTTGTCTACACCGTATATACTAGCGATCGAAATCGTAGAACCACGGTTAATCGCCAGCCATCTACGGATATTACGCATCTCTGAGTCGCTAAACTGGAACGTGCCCTCGAATATAGCTGCATCACTAGCCATATCTAGGCATGTGTATGCTCCAGTGTACGAATCTTTTTTGTTTATAGTATACTTATCGACGTTTGCATTGTATCCTATGTTCAAATACTTTAGCGTAGGGAACGTTGCTGTGCCTACGAATGCCGGTACTATAGCTCTGAGAGACATAATCACCTCATAAGACTTTAGACGCGACTGTACCACGTTAGGCGTACCTAATAGTGTAGCGTTTATGGTGCCGCTATAGTCTACGTCAGCCCCGAATATCTCTTCATTACTGGAAAAGTTACTGAGTTCTAGTAAGTTTGAGCCTGCTCTACGGTTGAGTTCTAGCTGATATACCAACTCTTCTACACTACCTTTAAGCAAGTGCATTTTTATTTCAGTCTCGTAGGTGTCTGTAGTAACTCCTCTATCAGTATAATGCCAGTGTCCAGACGATGTTTGGAACCACTCCAGAGCATATTTAGTCCTTACTCTAAACTCCGGTAGTATACGCGCAGTAAATGTAGTGATTCCATCGCCAGCTATCTGCATATTATGCCACCTGCATTCTTATGAGTCCTGCGTACTGCATATCTTTTATAAGAGCTTTCATGTCTTTCATCTGTTGCTGCCTGTTTTGAGTGAGCGCTCTATTTACCATTACCTCATCAGCGTTACCATTGATTGTAACTGATGTAGAACCTCCATTGAGAGTAATACCTCTAGTATTCTGCCCGTTGGCTATAGCCATTAACGTGTTAGCCTGTTGTGTTTTATTTAGCACTACTTCCCCGGGAGTGAGCATAGTAGGCTGACTGTCTCCTGTAGCGGAATCACCTTTAACCACACCACCAGTAGCCATTTTGCTATACTGAGCTACCATAATTCCTACGCTAGCAGTAGATGTTGCAGCAGCTAATGCTCCCATGATGATACCCAATGGCATGAAAGGCTGTGTCTTGAGACCGTTGATAGTAGCCTGGGCACCCCCTGCTATAGCCATGGCAATATCACCTAGCATCTGAGCCTTCTGGAGCTTACGGCGCTTCTTATCTGCATCAGCATCGATACGATCGTACTCTTTCTGTAGATCACGCTTGTTTAATATGTTAGCTTTAGCGGCTAGTTTACGTTTTTCTACATCTTTTTCTATGAGCATAGACTGAAAACTGCTAGCTTTAGATACTACATCATTGATCATACCTTGAGCAGACACTGCGGCGTCTACATATCCACCTATAAAATTCAATCTAGCGTTTCTGAGTTCTTCATCTGACTGCTTAAGCTGTTCGTTCTTTTCTTCTTCATTATCGATGATAGCCTGGTTGTTCTCAACAAACCTAATAAATAGATCTTCTCTAGCTTTCTGTGCGTCTTTATTGATGTTATCAACATCTAACTGTTGGTTTTTTACCGAATCTACAGTACTTTTACCAGCAGTTTTAAGGGCCTCCTGCTCATCGGCATAGTTCTTATTTATAAGAGCTATTTTTTTAGCAGTAGTAGCATCTAACTCCTGTAACGCTGCGTTATAGTAAGCTGTGTTATTCTGTTCTAAAAAAGATTTAGCCTGATTGTCCATGTTGAGTACTTTATCCCAGTACTCTTCAAGCTCTTTAAGAGACAGCTCAGCATACTTGATCTCACTCTCTAGTGCTCTACGAGCGAAAGTCTCTTTTACCTTCTCTTCTTCTTTTAGAGCTTTTTCTACTGTTTTAGCTTTAGGAGTACCGGATACTTTTGTATCAGTTTTTACAGTACCTTCAGTGACTTCTGTCTTACCTTGGAAAGCTCCTGCGATACGTCCTAGACCGCTAGTAGTGGTTTTGAAACCCTCACCTATAGTAGCTCCAGTATCAATGATGTCTCTTCGCATTGATGCAGTTACATCAGAAACTGAGTTACTAAAATTCTGTAGTCCCTCTTTCCATCCTGCAGGTATGATGCTATCAGGCAGCATTGATACCATACCAGTAAATATCTTCACCCAGCCCTCTACAGCACCTACTATTACTATACCTATAGACTCAAGGGCTATGTATATAGAGTTTCCTACCATAGTGAAAACTCCAACTATAACATCCTTAAGGCCCATAAAACCTTCAGCAATATTGGCTACAGCTTTCAATATGAATTTTTCATTTTCTTGAAAATACTTTGTAAATTTACCTACCTCTTTGGTTAGGCTAGCGCCTATTTGTAGTTGTACCTTGTCAATCTGAGAACTCATAGTAGCTAAAGTATTGTCGCCAGTCTGTTTAGCAAACTCCTTCATAGACTCAGCGCCCAACTTGAAAGCTCCTTGTAGTGCTTTCATAGCCATTTCAGCCTTGAGGAAACCTGCAGCTATACCGTTAGAAGACTTTTTAGCAACCTTCTCGAGTTTTTCAACTTCCCTGGAGGTCTCTGTAATAGACTTTATTGCGCCATTACTGTCGAATACAGCCTTAATATCAACTATCTTATATGCCATGGTGTCCTACCTCGCTAAAAAGCCTGCTTTTAAGTTATCTAATGAGTCGGCTGTCTTCTCTTCTTTTTCAGTATCAGTTTTCTGTTGCTGAAACTTATTTAAATAGTACTTGTACGTCTGCCACGCTTCTAGGAACCTCACACTCTGATCATGGTACTGAGGAGCCACGTGGAACTCCTGCGTGTAACTGTACTCCTGGTACCACTCTCGCTCTACAGACCCTAACCATAACATAGGGCAACTGTAGTACTCATTTTCGCCATCATCCCAGACAGGCTGCTGTGTCGGGCTCTCACATCCCCATTCTTCGCGAACACTGGGGTCATTCTGGCATTCGAAACAGTTAAGCTCCAGTATGCCAGCATGGCAAGCTGCCAGTACTATAAACCCACTTTTTCTCTATCTAGTATACCAGAGATAGAACTGGCGTACATTAATATATCTCCACAGATATGATCAGGGATCATTGACCATAGAGTCTTATCACACCCACCAATAGCGTCAGGCACGTAATCGATCTCTTCCATAGAACCCGCATCAAACAGTTTTACCCAACCTACTACAGCTTTACGAGCCCACTCACGTACTGAGTTCTCCTCACCTTTAGAGCACGATTTCTTTACGGTTTCGATCTCTGCCTTAAGGAACGGTCTCACCGTAAATACTGGGCGAAAGTCCTCAGGGATCAAATACTCTCCGGCGTCGTTCTTAGTGAAATAGCTCTTAGGTGTGTACTCGATGGTGGCTGAACTGCTGAACGGCACCTTTGAAAGCAACGCAGCGCGAACCTCCGGGGTCATCTCTGCTCGTACTGACATAAAAAACTCCTGGTTTTTTGGTTGTGGAATCAATATTAACTGTTTGTTAATAATTTCTGACTATGTAACTAGGGCACCTTTTTATCGGTGCCCTTATACTATACACTGATATTAGCTATCTATTAAGATCGCTTGCCCTGCAAAATCTCCCACGTTACTTCCGGCTGTAAATCTCCTGAAGCAACTGCACCAGTTACTCCGTTCGCTAAAGCTTTAACGTTAACGTCCCAGCCTACGAGTCCTTCTCTGTTAGCTACTGCCGCAGAGATTACCTGGCCTTTAGGGATATGCAACGAGATAGCTCCATTAGCCCCTGTGTTACCTACCATACATGGATAGCTAGTAGGACACCCTGTGGTGCCGTATACGAGTTCTCCGTAGATGTCGTGAGTATCCATCAAAGGATTCAACGAGAGTCTAGGCTTACGGGATGTGATCGCATGGTAAGCGAAACCTGTCGCATCAGCCTGGTTGATGATCGGTTGGATCTCATTACCGATATCGAATGAGAACTGAGAAACCTTCTCAGAGTTAGATCCTAAATAAGCTGAAGCATTTATGAACTTCTCTGCACATGTATTCTCAGCTACGATAGCCTCAAGAATAGAAGCATTAGCGATGTTCATATCGATATCTGTGAGTTTTCCGGTGAAAGTAAAATTAACCATCCAAGGTTTTCCGACTCCGGCTGCAGCTATAGTCATATTACCCATACAACCCGCGAACTTATAAGCTACTGCTGTAGGAGCTGTACCGCCTCTACGTACGTCGAATACCCAAATAGTCATAGTTTTCTCATCGTTCTGTTTACGCGGTTGTAAACCCCATCCTGCAGAAGCGTACTGCACAGGCAGACATCCGCAACCTTCTGCGAACTTGAACCATGACGGTTTTGTAGAAACCGTTGCACCTTTGGTAAGGCGTGTAGAGAACGTGATCTGTCCCATTTGAGATCCAGTAATCACCTCATCTTCACCGTGGTTACCACGTGCCCATTTAGAAGCTTCGTCATCTACTTCAACAGTAGCTGTTACTTCAGGGTTTCTGATGCGTACATCAAAATCAGCGCTTGTTAATGTTTCCATAGTACCGGCAACGGATTCAACCTTACCTACCAGTACTCTCAATGGATGCAATAGATATGCCATTTGTAAACTCCTTATTCTGCGTTTATAGTAGGTTCAGATCTATCCTGGGTATATCTGACACGCCATTTGGTGTCCATATACGCCGGTCTGAATACATCATTATTTCTATCTGGTATCCGGGTCATACCCATGTACATGATAGTATCACATGAGTCTGACGCGCTGTAATCACGCCCGAAAGCGCGTTTTAAATCGTTTAGAGCTCTATTAAGCTCTTTATTTATCTCGTAAGCAGGGGTCACAGTCTCGTTATCTAGAGCTACACGTACTCTAATAAGATACACGCACTCTTGCTCGTATGCCCTGGACCAAACGCCCTCTTTGTCATCTAGGCATGACTCATTATCTATAATGATCTCAGCGCTAGGGAATATCTGCTTACCTACGTCAGGCTCATTTATAGTGCCCCAGTCAAAGAAATACCCATTGCCTTTGGTGACGGTAGAGATAGTCTCTACCATACCAGATTCAATTTTATTGAGTATATCTTCGGTCATTTATGTATGTCCTGACATCTATTGACTACATCTTTTAACATATTAACTGAGCAAGTAACGCCTTCCATAGCTTTCGAATTGTTCTCTACTATGGCTATAACTTTTCTCTGCAAGTAAAAAACATCATAAATCACTATCGCTAACAAGACTCCAGTCATTCCGTAACCACTCAAGGTCTTAAGTAACTCTTCCACGGCTCTGCCCTACCCTCTATACAAGTTATACACACTGGTGCGAGAAATAATAGAATCGACGTTACCGGTAAACATTTGAGATGTTATTTGTGGAAAGAGCTCCCTAAGCTCTGTCTTATACATATCGTATTGAGTACGATACTTTTCTAGCGATATATCAGGGGAGTTTGTACCGATTTTATCCTGAGCGAGTCTCATGAGCACGAACACTACAGCATAACGTTTAATTTTATACTGGAGCGGCGTAACTATAGAAGAAATAGAGCGTACTCCCAGGCGATTGGCTAAGTCCTCTACCTCAAGGTCAGCCTCTTCTAGGTACGGATTGAGATCGAAACCTTGTGATAGGTTTGATTTTACGTCTGATGGCTGTAGATACTTGCTCATTATAGACCAACTTTATTTATAGCGTTTTCTGTAGCTCTATCACATACGGTATCTAGTAAACCACGGTTAGCGTCTGCAGCATCATCTAAGAAAGTATCAGGTGACCAAGTCTTATGTCCATTATGTACGTACTTACCGTATGGAGCCGAGCCCTCTGAGACATATACACTGCCACCGGTAGAATCCATACTTACCTGAATCGAACGCTCTAGGTTACCTGTCCTGCTATTAAACCTATGGCTACTGCGAGCGGTAGACTGTACATTGAGTAGATAAGGCTCGATAGCCTCTTTCATTATAGCTTCTTCAAGTTCTGTGGTGAGCGCATTTAAGGCTCCCACCACTTCGCTTGTATCTATCTCAATGGATAGCACAGTTATACCTGGATAGCTGAGATTGCTCCAGTGATACCGCTTCCAATGTAGATCGCACCGTCAGACTGAGCAACTCTCGCGCCTTCAACGACGAAAGCTTTCCGTACTCCACCACCAACGACCACGTTTACGTTACCTTGGGAAGCAGCATTGAATGTACCAGAGTAAATGGTAACAGGACCAGTTGCTCCGCCAGTGTTATCTACGACGAACAAAAGACGATCGTCTTTGTCGTTGTCTGTGAGTGAGTACCCAGCAGCACCGGTGAGACCGGAAGTGAGCCCAGTTTTTGCAACGATGATGTCTTCGTTAGTAGGGGCTACAGTCTTCGTGAAAGTAGTTCTTGGCATGATTATATTCCTTTGTTAATACTAATTAAATGAAACACAAACGACAGCAATAAAATATAGGCGGGAGTCACCCCGCCGTATAATTAGGCCTCAGAAGCATACGAAACAGTAGCACATGCAAGAGCATCGGGCTGAACAACCTTGGTACCATATAAATGGAGACCACGGATCGCATTCTCAAAGCTACCTTCTCTTCGAAGAGCTTCTACTTTGCTGAGCTGTTCTGCGAAACTGATAGGCACAGTTCCGACACCGGCAAGAACCTTGTTCACTGTGGTAGCAGTGGTTTTAACGAGGTTGTTTGACATACGGATATCGAAACCAAGAGCACGAGCTACTCTACCGTTGGTCATAGCATCCATGTTGGTCTGGCTGATGGTGAATACCGAAGCCATAACAAGCTTCTGAACTAACCAAGGAGGAATAACAATCCAACGACCTTCTGTAGGTGCGTTAGCCTCATCGAGCTTCTGGCTAATTTTAGAAAACAACTCGATTACAGAGATGTTAGGATTAGCGCTAGCTTTGGCAGTAACTGTCAAAGGAGCAACAGAAGTACCGAGATCTGCTATAACTCCAGCCTGTGCAGCTCCGATAGTAGCAATGCTAGTGTCAACGGCATCATTCATACTGTAAGCAGCCTTACGGGTAGCTTCCTGCATGATGTTCACGTTCATTTGAGCAGAGTCCACATCGTCTACACCAAATGCGAAATACTTCGCTTGGTCTATTGTCAACCACATAGCTGCATCTTCGAGATCCTGGTAAGAGATAGAAGTGCTGTTTTTGGTATAATCAGAAACAGTGATAGCACCGATCTGGTTAATCTTAACGCGATCTCCGCCACCCAAGATGGAGCCTTCATAGTTTCTGTTCGCAAGGTCTGCGAACACGTGAACCTTATCAAGAGCGCTGAGAATGTTTGCTGACCACAGTTGCGGGATGAAATTATCTAAAGACATGAGATACTCCTTACATTAAGTTTAACTATTTAGCGGCAGCGTACTGTCGCATGGATTCGTTTACATCTGCTAGGTTGGACTGGATCTGACTCTGGTCCATCGCCTTAATCTGCTCCAAAGTAAATTTAGGCTTGGCTGTTTGAGTCGTCGCGGTGGAACCTGCACCACCATTCTGCTTATTTTTCCTGGCGTCTGAGTTCTGTTCACCGATGAGTTTTATGCCATCGTTGAATGAAAGAACGTTTTCGCCTTGTTTGAATGTAACTTCGCCACTATCATCAAGATCAACGATCCCATCAGCCAGCAATGCTTTCACAATGAAATTCGCTCCGTAAAACTCATCCTGTAACTTAGGTAGGAGCTTGCTTTCAATTGTTTTAATTCGAGCCTGTTTCTCCAGTGCTGACTTTTGCTCTCGTTCAGTTCCTAATTCAACGCGAGTAGCCTCGAAATCCCTCTGTAACTTAGCTATAGTTTTCTGCAGCTCAGTTATTTGGGTGTTACCTTTAGATGAGTTTTCGTCTACTTTAGCCATCAACTCATCTACGTAAGCATCGATCTCGGCATCAGTGCCCTGGAAACCAGTACGCTCAATAGCTTTTTTAAATGCTCTGAGTCTTTGGTTCTCGTGATTTTTCTCACGCTGTATTCTGGCACCTATATTCTTTTCTCGCTCTACTGCTCCTAAATGGTACTCTATAAGTTCGGCACCGTTAGGAAGCTTTTCGACTATTGAACGGAACTCTTCTTCTGATACTGGCATTCTATCCTCCAGGGATATAAGATTTTTTTATAATAGCACTCTCCTGGAGTGCCATCACACACTATACATTAAAAATATTAACAACTCATTAATTATTTGTTTACTACTTGTGAACTATTTGTTGATAACTTTAGCCTTTCTATGCTTAATAAAATTATACAGGCCTCCTAGAGCCGCCGTATAAATAACTACCAGTGCCGCACTAGAGCCTTCCGGTAGTACTAGATCCAAGTATTGAACAAAGATCTTATCAGTGATTGCGGCCAGTACAGTTGCCACACTCACTATCACACCGGTCTCACCGGTCTTCTGTAGGTTCTTAGATACTTTATTTTCCATGGTGTACTCCTTACTCTGTTTCTACAGGTTCTTCTGTTGATGGTTCATTAGAATCGGATTGAGGTGTCACTAGAGAGTCGCTAGAGCCTTCAGTGTCAGCAGTCTCTATTATAGAAGCTGCCTTATCTATCGCATCTACTATGCGCTTGATAGTGTCCGGATCTTCCTCACGTAGTAAGAGCCTGGTAAGTTTCTCCTGTACCGCCGCTGCCAACAGAGGATTGATGTTCGGGATCCTCAAGACCTTATCGAGTCTCGCTATCTCATTGTCCAAGCCCATCGGTGCAAAATCCATTGGGTACTCTACAGTGTATAGGAAAGCCTCATTGGTATACCTAATAAACATTTTAGCAATGAAATTTTCCAACTGCATAGCTAGAGAGCTCGTCTGTCTCAAGATGTTCTCATGAGCAGCAAAATCCCATGCCATAGCTACACCAGAAGAAGCACTCTGTACTCCTACGACACCGTTTTGTTCTGCTATTGTAAACAGATCTTTACGGTTTTGTTCCTGGTTTGCTACCAGACCGGCTATAATGTTCCAGTCTGGAGAAGCGTACCCTGGAGAGATCGAAGCTGAGTCAGGTAAATTGATGTACGTGTTATTAGATATCACCAAGTCACTAGGAGGAACACCTTGACAATAGAATATGCTGAATGCCTGTGCACGCTCTTGATCGCGTACCTCTGCGCACTGGTTGTATATCACGTAGTTTAGTTTAGCGATATCATAGAGAGGTGGTGTAGGCAGTATCTCACTCTTACACTCACGAGGCTCTGCAAATACCATTATCACAGGCACTATGCCTAGATTATGGGTAGCACGATCGATGACGTAGTACTGACCTTTCGGGTCCTTGCCGTACAGTAGAGACTCGGATGTCGTCCATTTACGATAGCGCTTCTCAGGTTTTCCATTAATAATCACAGGAGCGTCCGTGAACATGATTTCTCTTAAGTTCCCGAACTGATCGCACTCATGCTCTACTACTTCATGAGCCTGTTTTAGGTATATGTATGGGAATATCCGTCCTTTTACTGCCTCAGCCATGGTATTAGGCTGTATAGTTGACGGGAAGTTATCCATTACAGTGAAACACACGCCATGCCTACGCATAACGTTCATTGCCTGAGCAGAGTATTCCTGTAGGCTAGTCCCTGCGCCATCACAATCCTTCAAGAATGCAGCAAATAAATTATCATTAGTCTCATTACCAGCTCCATCCAATATCTTACGTGGAGCAGTCTCTGAGAACACAGGAGCTACCATAGCTCTCAGGATCGGCTTCAAATAGTTTTTGTAATGCGCCAGCTGCTTTCTAGATGTATACGAGCTCTCCCTACTGAACGGTATCAAATAAGAACCGTCTCTATACCCACCGTCTCCGGAATACGTATGGTTCATGAATTCATACATATTAACAGTGTTAATGTTAATGGAGTACTGCATCTGCACTATCGATCTATCTACGCTAGTGCTAGTGCTAGTCTCGAAAGAGTGTTCGTTTAAATACGCTCCGTTAGTCATTTCACCCATGGTGTAGGGCTCCTTTTAGTGAGGCTTGGTATCCTTTGAGGTTCTGCTCAAGGAACGTAGCCATTGTGTATGCCGCCTGGGCAAAAATACTTTTATCTATGTTTTGATCTGCACTGAGTAATATGTTCACACCAGCTATGCTTATCATACCGTAAGCTACAGCACGCTCTTCTAGCTCTGCTACTGTGTACTTTGTATTAACATAGCCGTGTTTCTCTTGGATGTTCTTGAGTTCTGGCGCTAATAATTCAGCCATTACTGAGCTCCTCTTCGAATAAGTATGCTGTCCGCTGCTCTGAGTTTGTGAAATATCTACACTCATACTGTACGCCCAGTTGAGTTATAGCCACAGAAATTACTCTTGCTTTGATTTCGAGTTCTTTAATTTTACAGGTTGCTCCAACTCCGTATGCGAGGCTATAATCGGTTCTATAACTGCCTTGCTCTCCTCCAGCCATATAGCCTCCTTTTGTTTTTCGGTGCCATCGAACGTTACTCTCTCATGAGAGACGCTGCCGTCTTCGTTGTAGACATACTCACGTTTCATTGGATACTCCTTGTTAGTACAAATTTACTCTAGATGATGATCCAACTGGCTCACTTAAATACTGGTACCCTAGCGATGTGCTATCTATAAAATCGTCGTGATCGTGCGTCATATCAGCAGTGAAAGCATCGCACTCATCATAAAACGCATCATTCCATGCTGCCTTACAGACAGTGATCCCGCCTAACTCTGCCCTCGATATCCAAGGTAAAGCTCTAGCTAGCTTATCTCCTTTAGGGCGTATAGCACGTATTACATAGCCTCTCAACTCAGGTATAGACTTCAAGTCGTCTATGTAACCTCTCTGTTGACCGGCGTCTTCTACTGCTATGTGGATACCTCTGCCATCATACAACGCTGTCTCTATAATCTTTTTACGTAGTTCAGGATACTCAAAACGACCGTGTACAGCATTACCGATACATATACCACTACCACTATTAAACAATAAAGTTCCCGCTGCATAGTCTGCGCTAGTCTTTATACTCACTGCAAGGTCCCAGGCCCTCACTCCCTGAAGAGGCTTTATGTACGGTACTTCAATGAACCACTGACTCCTAATTACACCGGCACTCATCTCAATAATTTC